TGCTAAAAAGAAAATAAAAAAGGCAAGACAGTCATGAGTGTAGAAGCTTTTCTTAAATGGAAAATACTTCCAAGGTTTATGATGCTTATAAGCACTTTGATGTCTTGGAGATGTGCTGAGTGGTTTATGGACTTAGCTGAGCCTACAGCTAGTCAATCAGCTTTTGTCAGTGTAGTAATGGGTGTTATGACAGGTGTGTTCGGAATATGGATGGGACATGAAAATAAAGATTTGAGGTAATTAATATGCCTAAGTTAAACGACAATACAGAAGTTGCGCTTCCCTTGCGTAATATAATTAGTATGATAGCTGCAGCCAGTGTTGCTACTTGGGCTTATTTTGGCATTATAGAAAGACTTAATCAAATAGAAACAAGTATAACTATGATGAAGTCTGACTTAAATCAAAACACTGAATTTCGTATTAAATGGCCTCGTGGAGAAATGGGTTCGCTTCCTGCAGATAGTGAACAGTTTATGCTAATAGAGCATATTGCAGGTGAGCTAGAAACCTTAGCTACTGAAATAGAAGAAGGACGTGCGCCATACGATCAACAACAAAAACTAACACTTGAGTTTTATGAAAAAAGAATTTCAACTTTAGAGATGCACATTGAAAAATTACGTAATGGAGATCACTAATGGTAGAAACACTCTTTGTTTTATTTCTCATAATTGGTAGAGAACCAATTGAGTGGACTCCACATGCAACCCTATCAGAATGTCTTAGTGTAAAACGAAAAATTGAACGTAATGTAGGACGACAGGCATCAAGTAGATATTCTTGTAAAGAACGCACTGTACAATTAAACAAAGATTATGTTATAACAAAGTTTGTTACGGAGAGTGGTAATGAGTATAAAGAAGGGAAATGAAACGTTTAGTGGCTACAATAAGCCTAAACGCACTCCAAACCATCCTACCAAAAGTCATGCAGTGCTTGCCCGTAGTGGTGGTAAAGAAAAGCTAATTAGGTTTGGTAGTCAAGGCGTATCTGGTAGCCCTAAAAAGAAAGGTGAGTCAGAGAGTTACAAAAAGCGCAGACAGGGCTGGAAAGCTCGTCATGCAGCTAATATTAAAAAAGGTCCAATGAGTGCAGCTTATTGGGCTAATAAGGTGAAATGGTGATGGCAGAGCGTGGTCGTAATAAAAAGAGAGGACCGCTTTCAAAAAAAGCAAAAGCTAAACAAAAACAAAGACGTCAAGAAGAAATTCAACAATTAAAAAATATTGGTGTAGGAGCGCTTGAAACCTTTACACCATTAGGCGATGTAGAAACAGCTAAAGATGCTAATAAAGCTTTTCAAGAAGGAAGGTATTTAGATGCAGCAGGTAATGCAGCTTTAATTGCTGCAGGATATACACCACTTGGACCATTGGTTAGACCAGCAGGTCGATTAGCTAAACGAGCAATGCGTGATAGAGATATGCTATTGCCAGCATTAACAGATAAAGACTATGCAGGTCTTGTTGCCAGAGAAACTATTATGGGTAAAGGACCACTTGCAGGTAAATCTGTAGGTGCTGATAGTAGATTTACAGATGAATACTATGAAGCATTACAAGAGGCACAGCCTGGTAGACACTTTTTTATACACGGAACAAGTGGAAAATATGCAAAAGACCTTGTAGACGAAGGTGTAGAAGTTAAAGGACCATTGCATTTAAGTCAATATCCAATGGGAAGTGCAAAATATGCAGGTAATGATGGTGAATTAGTAATTATTAGCGTTCCAGAAGATGTTTATCCTCCTGCAAAAAGAGGAACAGTTACTAAAAATACAGATCCTGAGTTACAAGGAATGCCTGAATGGGTTTTAGAGCCTAATGCAGCAAATGAATTTTTAATGAGAGATGATATTAAATTATCAAGAACACCAGTAAACATGGCAAAACATATAGCCAGTGAAAGAAGAGCTAAGAAAAAATAAACCCAGGAGCGGTAAATGTCACGTTATATACAACGGCCTAAAGAAGGCAAAGAGGCTAAAAAGAAAGAACGAAAAGTTCCTCTCAGTCAGCCAGGAAAATATAATCAAAAGGCTATGGAGTCAGCTAAGCCTATCTACGGACAGGGGAAGATGTAATGGCACATAGTGGTTATAAAGAAGCAGTAACAGACGAACAATTAATGTCTCTTATTAGTACAGGTATTTCTAATAGCGTAGGTGATTGGCTTAACAGTAGCGATCTTACCCAAGAACGCTTGAAAGCTACTTATGAGTTTGCAGGAGTACCTCATGCACATCTAGTGCCTCAAGGTGTCAGTAGTATTGTCGATACAAGCACTACTGAAGTTGTAGAAGCATACACCGCTGTATTATCAGATTTATTTCTGTCTAACAATAAACTAGCTAGGTTTGTACCATATGATGATACACCTGGAGCTTTTAAAGCTGCAAAGGATGCATCAAGGCTAGTTAACTATTGTCTATTTAAAAAGAATAAAGGTTGGGAAATATTACAGACTTGGATGAAGTCTTCCCTTCTGTGGAAAAACGCAATTATTCGTTGGGACTACATTGAAGAATTTGACTATATTATCGAAGAATATGAGTCAATAGATGAAGCTAAACTTGACGAGATCCTTGCAGATGAAAATTATGAAATCGTCAACGAGCTAACGCTCGATACTAGTAGTGAAACTATTCAGTATATAGATGTACGTTTGCGTAAGAAAATTGATAAAAGTAGAATAAAGCTAGAGTGTATTCCTCCTGAGTCATTTAGAATTAGTAATGATGCCAAAGATATAGAAGACGCATCATTTGTAGGTATCCAAACAGAAATGACAAAGTCTGATTTGCGTAAATATTATCCTGAATGGGCAAATGATATTGATGCAGATACTTGGGCTGAATTAGGAGTTGATGGCAATTGGTTAGGTAATAGCCCTTATAGTGAAGAGATTGCTGCAAGAAAAGAAATTGTAGGTCAAACTTATTGGCAAGGGATGGGTACAGAAGGTATTTATCCTTTAGAAGCTAATACTGAAGTTACAGTTACAGAGTCTTGGATTAGAGTAGACCGTGATGGTGATGGTATTGCTGAACTTAAACATATTATAACAGCAAGCGATCAAATACTTTGGGAAGAAGACTGTGATATGATCCCACTAGCTTCTATTGTACCAATTGATATTCCACACGAGTTCTATGGTTTGTCTATGGCAGACTTTACTCGTAGTTCTACTTTAGCAAGTACAGCAATCCTTAGAGGCTTTGTAGAAAATACTTATTTAACTAATTATTCTCCAAAACTAGCAGATCCTAATGTAGTAGATTTTAGTGCGCTTCAAAACATGAAGCCTAAACAGATTATCCCTACTAATGGTAATCCTACTGCGGCAGTGCAAGCACTAGCCCCCGAAACTATCTCTACAGGAACAGTTCCGTTGCTTGAGCATCTCCAGCTTATTAAGGAGCAAGCAACAGGTATGTCGAAAGCCGCACAAGGTCTTAACGACACGCTCTATGTTTCAGGTAACTCTGAACAAAAACTGAGTGCAGTTCAATCTGCTGCTCAGAAAAGAATCCAGCATATCGCGCGTAGATTTGCGGAAACTGGGTTCAAGCGGCTTATTGCTGGCATCTACGAAACTATGCGTAGTAAAATGAAAGGTAATCAGTATTACAATCAAGACGGTATTTACGGAATGATTAATATTAGTGACTTACCTTCTAAAATGGATGTTGAAGTATTGCTAGATATTGGTGAAAATTCTAATAGCAACATGATACAAAAGTTAGGTAAGATTGGTATGGAAATATTACCTTCTCTTAATCAACAAGGTGCTGGTATTGTTATTAAACCAGAAGCACCTGCATTGCTTGCCACAAAACTTATTGAATCAATGAATCTTGATAGTAATGATTTTCTTGAAGATTATACTACAGAAGAATTTAAAGAAAAAGCAATGCAAGCAATTGAACAGCAGTCTCAAATGGCACAAGCTGAACAACAGATCAAACAGCGTAGAGCAGAAGCCGATACTGCATTGGCAGAAGCAAACGTTGGGTATACTAATGCACAAGCTAAAAATACTATGGATGATAATGCGAGACAACTTGCAGTGTCTATTGATAGGCACTTCCAGGAGTGGGCAGACCTTGCAGTTAAAGCAACTAAAGAAGGTGCTGAACTTCCTCCACATCCTAGCTTTGATCAGATTGTAGGTTTAGCCAGGCAAATAATTATGCCACAACAACAACAATCACAACCTGCACCGCAGGAACAAGGAATGATGTAAATGGAAAAATACCGTCAGTCAGCCGAGAAGAGGCTGGGTAATAAAAAATCATACGGTAAACATAAAATACATCCAGAAGAATTAGCGC